AGAGGGTAAGGTGGCGAACGCTGCGGGCCGCTGGGGTGCCAAGAGCATGGACTATGACGCAGCGGTGATCCCGTTCCTCGAACGCCTCGTGGCTTATCTGAAGAAGCCGAAGCACAACCTGATCTACCCAACCCACCTAACGCCAGAGGAAGCCAAGGCTAAAGCGAATCTGAAACGTCGCTCGGCTGCCGCTGCCAAGAAGGCCGCTATTGCTGTGAGGAAACCATGAGAAACCGGATTAAGTGCGAGTACACTGCGACACCCCTCGGCGGTATTGTGGGCGGCACCAGCTGGGTGGACCCCAGCACAGGATATGTGTACCGCACCGAGCACTGTACTGGGCGCCAGAACACGAGCGGCGTAGACGTCGTAGCCACCAAGTGTGGCGACTCGTTCGCCTTCTACTCCGTAGCCTACCCAGACAAGCAGTTTGTGCTGACCCCAGTTGACCTGCTACCAATCAAATCCCCAGCTAAAGAGGTTCCATTGACTGACTCCAAGTGCCCTATCCGTTCCCTGTACTCCGACGCCACCATCAAGGCAGCGTACGCTGAGTTCGGGTTGAAGGGCGGTGCTGCCCACATCTGCGGCTACAACGGCTCGGTGTCCCGCCAACTGTTCCGGTTCTGGTGTATCGACCTCGGCGTGCATGTGCCTAAGTCTGCCCGCAAGGCCCGTGCCGAGGAGCTGAAGCTCAAGGGCACCCCGAAGATCCTGCTGATCGACATTGAGACAGCCCCGATCCTCGGGTACGTCTGGTCGCTCTGGAAGCAGAACGTCGGCCTGAATCAGATCAAGGAAGAGTGGTACATCCTGAGCTACTGCGCGAAGTGGCTGGGCGAAGACGGTATCATCTACCGCGACGTGCGCCACGACCCGCATAGCGATGCTAGCCTGCTGCCTGAGCTGTGGGAACTGCTGAACGAAGCCGACATCATCATCGGCCAGAACGGCAAGGCTTTCGACATCCCGAAGATCCAAGCCCGCATGGTCATGGCAGGTATGCTGCCGCCGCGTCCGTTCAAGGTGATCGACACCCTGCTCATGGCGAAGCAGCAGTTCCGCTTCACCAGCAACCGTCTGGAGTGGATGACTGGCGACAGCGCGAACCTCACCGAGATCAGCAAGTCCAAGCACGCCAAGTATCCGGGCTTCGCTCTCTGGGCCGAGTGCCTGAAGGGTAACATGGAAGCGTGGGACGAGATGCGTGAGTACAACGTGCCTGACGTGACTTCGATGGAGCAACTGTATCTCCGTCTGCGTCCGTGGTACGTAGGCCACCCGAACCTCGCTGCGTACGTCGAGTCGGAAGAAGTGCTGTGCCCTCGCTGCCTGTCCCCGGACGTGAAGCAGGACGGCTTCACTTTCACCCAGACCGGCAAGTACGAGATGTACACCTGCGGCGGCTGTGGTGGTTGGAGCCGTGGGCGCTACACTCGCAATACCACCGGCAAGCGCAAAGCCCTGCTGACTAACTGAGGAGAGTTGTAATGGCAAGATACGCTAAGTTCCTGATAGGCCAACCTGACGCCAAGTTCAACTTCGTGGAGTTCACATCGAACGCGCATGACTACCAGCGCCTGAACTATCAGAAGGCGAAGTGCTACTACCGAGACGGGGCGTGGTACATCCCTGAGGGCTACGGCCTGCCGCGTAGCGAGTCGGATGGCCCGCAGTGGACTACCCCGGCACCGTCGCCCACGCCGTGTGCGTGGCCGGTATGCGCCTGCATTGAGGAGGTACGCTGCGCCAGCTCGTTCAGTACCCCGCCTGTGGAGTTCCATGAGGTCGTCTCGGTGGCCCCAGTGTCTGGGCAGAAGTTCGACGGCGACAAGGACGAGCCCGGCCTGCTGCTGACCGGCTGCCACCTTGCTGTGGCCGGTGTCATCGCCGTGCTGGGTTTCGGGTTCCGCAAGTACAAGAAGCGCAACGGCTGGAAGGAAGTCCCTGAGGCCAAGCGCCGCTACAAGGACGCCATGCACAGGCACCTGCAAGCCATCGAACGCGGTGAGCTGATCGACCCTGAGTCCGGTAAGCCCCACATCGACCACGTAGCCTGCAATGCTATGTTCCTGTCGCAGATGCACCACGAGGGGTTTGGTGAGTGAACACGTACAAGGCCGTAGCGGAGCGCCTTCGGGCCTCCGCCCCGTTCCTACCGGACTACCACTTCCTTGCGGTCGATGACCGTGAGGCGCTGCGTACGTTCGCTGTGGACGCTGCTGCACTCAAGACGGACCCGGCAGATGTCGAGTTCATCATTTACCGCTACGAAGAGGTGGGACGAGTATGAGTCTGGAATTCAAAACCCCGTTGGTTAACTTCAACGAGAAGTGGTATCGAGCCGAGATCCTGAGCATCGGTGAGTACCGCGAGTACCGTGCATCCAGTGTAGATGTAGCGGCTGAGCTGGCTGCCGAAGAGTTCGGCGAAGACGACATTGGCCGAGTAACCGAGAAGCGCTGAGGAACCCATGACCGATTTGATTGCCCTCCAGATTGAACACGAAGAGGCGTTGCACGTCGAGGCGACGAATGCCGCGAAGACACGCCTTCAGCAAGCGCTGGAGGGCGGTCAGTTGGACAGGGTGCCACGAGCACGGGTACTGATGCTGCGCATGTTCCAGCAGACGCAGGAGGCCGTACAGCGCGAGATCGACGGCAAGGCTGCCGGTCCCGCTGCGCATCTCCGACATATTCTGCGGGCTGTGCCTGCCGACGTAACCGCTGCACTTGCACTTCGCATGGGTCTTATGCTAGTGATGCGTGGGACCCGAGTGGGCGTGGCTACAGTGATGAGCACAATGGGCGGGGCTCTGCTAAAAGAGATCGAAGTCCGAACTGCTATCAGCTTGAACCAATCCTACTACGACCGGACAATGGAGTACCTACGGTCCTCTGGGACCATCAGCCCCCGCCACATCGACAAGACCATGCAGGCAGTGGTAAACGCTGTGGTGCCTGAGAGCGCCCGTCTGGAGCTGTCTCAGACCGATCAGGTGAAGCTGGGCAAGTTCATGCTTGACCCAATGATCGAGGCTGGCCTGCTGAGCACTGTGCGCTCTGTGAACAAGGGTGGCACAGTCGTCTCGGTGGTGCCGTCCGAGGAAGCCCGCACGTTCCTGCACGAGTCCGAGGTTGTGGGCATCTGGGGCGGCGTAGGGACCTCGGTAGCGCTGGCCCCACCTAAGCCGTGGACTTCACTATTCGACGGCGGCTACCACACTGAGCGGGCTCAGCGGAGCCACTTGTTCCTGAAGCGGTCGAAGCACCAGACTCGCAAGGCACGTCAGGAGCAGATCCGGGCGGCGACTATCGAGCGAATGCCGCGTGTGTATCAGGCTGCGAACTACTTGCAGGCTGTGCCGTACGTGGTGGATGAAGGCACCTTCGAGACTGTGAGACAGGTCTGGGAGGCCGGTGGTGGCGCTCTGGGCGTTCCTACCAAGACGTTCATGGATAAGCCTGAGTTCCCGTTCGCTGAGGCGTGGGCGAAGGCTGAGGCCACCGAGGAAGAACTGGAGGTATTCAATGCGTGGAAGAGACGAGTTCATCGCTGGCATACAGCGAGCACGAAACACCGTGCTGCCCAGCGAGACTTTGGAGCGCTTTATCGGGTTGTTAGCAAGCACACAGGGCAGCAGTGCTGGTTCCCTGTGCATGTCGATTCCCGAGGGCGTTTCTATTACTGGGGTGCGCCCAATCCCCAAGGCACCGATATGGCCAAGGCGTGCCTGCGCTTCGCTCGCAAGAAACGACTTGGCAAGCGAGGGCTGTACTGGCTCAAGGTTCAAATCGCCAATTGCTACGGATTCGACACGGACCACTTTGACATCCGAGCTAAGTGGACTGACGATCAGTTGGATGACCTGCGACGAACTGTCGCCGATCCCCTCAACTCCGAACTACTGGCCGATGCCGACTCCCCACTCTGCCTTCTCGCCGCAGCCCGTGAACTCATCGCAGCCCTCGATAGCCGTGTTCCAGAAGACTTTGAGTCAGGTATTATTGTCCACATGGACGCTACGTGCTCTGGTCTCCAGCACTTCTCTGCCATCCTCCGAGATCCTGTGGGTGCCGCGTACGTCAACCTCATTGGACCCGGCCTGTGCAAAGCGGACATCTATCAGCGAGTTCTGGACCTCTCGGTTGTTCAGCTCCGGTTGGATTCCCAGCATCTCTGTGTAGACCCGGAGCGGGCAGCCTACGCCAAGCTGTGGCTTGAGTTCATTGCGGCCGGGGCGGGGCGTAAGTTAGCCAAAGGGCCGTGCATGACGCTGGTGTACGGTACGACCTTCCGTGGTATCGTGGATCACTGTTTGGACTGGATGGAGGACAACGGCCACGCTGCACCAGCGGGCGTCCCTGCAAGCCGCTTGGCAGCGCACATGACCCGCACCCTACTGGACGCCATCAGGTTGACTGTACCGGCTGCTGTAGCTGCGATGGAGTGGCTGCAATCGCTAGTGCGCAAGGTTGCCAAGGACGGGACGATCTACTGGGAGACGCCGCTAGGCATGCAAGTGTTCCAGCAGTACCCAGTGATGAACGACACCCGAGTGCGGTTGCGCAGCTTGGCGACTGAGTATTGCATCGTGAAGGAGGCCACGGATGTGCTTGACATTCGCAAGAGTGCCAACGGCATCAGTCCGAACTTCGTACACGGTCTCGACTCAGCGCACCTCGGTGGCACAGCACTGCGCATGGAGGCCGCAGACTGTGATATGGCAGGCATTCACGACTCAGCCGGCACACATGCCTGTGATGTGGACTTCATGCAGGTAGCGCTGCGGGAGGTGTTCGTGGAGATGTACCAGCGTAAGGACTGGCTCAAGGAACTTCGGGACCATTTAGGACTTGACGTGGAGCTACTTCCGCGTGGGGACTTCGACCTAGAGGAGATCAAGAAATCGTGGGCATTCTTCTGCTGACGATTATGTCTCCCTCTATGGTAAGGAGCAGGGCGGACTGGACATAGGAGAGAAGAGATAGCTTATAAGAATCTCTCTTTATATAACTTATAGAGATATAGTAATAGGTTTATACAGGATCTATTATTATGTCTCCCTTAGTGGAGGAGTACAAAAATGGCAGGATTAGGCCGAAACGGCAGACGATCCGATAATGTCTCCCTTAGTGGTGGAACAGGCAAGAGTGCGGCTCACCCTGTTTACTTCACACCCGAGCAGATCGCTTGGCTGGAGAACACCTTCCCAGAACCCCTGATCACGCCGGAGACGACGATGGAGAAGATCCAGAACGTAGCAGGCAAGCGAGAGCTGATCATGGCAATGAAGGCCCGTGTGCGGTCTATGGCGACGGTGCAGCTATGATTAAGCGCATCAGACTTATGGC